AGCTACTGAGCTGAGCCAAGTTGAAGTTTGGGAAGTATCTGAATTCATTTCTGAACATTTGTTCTTTTGAGTTCAGAGCAAACTGTACTTGTCCAGCTCTAAGTAGTTCTATTTCTGTTTTTTCTTTAAATCTAACAGATGGTTTATCGTCGGTCGAGAGTGAATGTGCGGAAGCCCATTAGGCGCCGTGCTTCAATTCGTCGTCGACCTCGTTATACGCGTCCGCGCGTCAGTCGACGTGCGAGTACGCAACAGCGCGCCAAGGCAAAGCCATGTGTCTGTCCAGGGGAACTCACCCCGTCGTCCAAGTTCGCTTTAGCGCAGTTGGATCCTTTTCATCCTCTTGCACTGGGTGCGAAGATTCCTGATACGAATACGATGCCGAGCATTGCTAATTCGTCTACAGACCAGGTAGCTTGTCCATTGGCTACAACCGGGTTCTTAACCGGTTTTGCGTTTCGTCCGGCATATAATGCTGGTGTCATTACTGCTACTCCTGTTTCTGCTACAGCAGTTAATTGGGGGGCTCTGGCTACTACTAACGCTGCAAATCGACGCGATTATACCGCGTTTGTAGCTCAATTTGAGGCTGTGCGACCGTGTGCTCACGCGGTTCGGCTAGTGAGTCAGCTTTCTCCGACAAGTGCCACTGGCTTTGTCCATCTTGGCTTGTCTGTCGAGAGTCAGTTTAACTCTGCTGTCGGTCCTACGTGGTCGTTTCCGACTACGATTAATGAGATGACTGGTCTTTCTCATTATAAACGTGTTACGTTGGCGTCTTTGACGCAATCTCCAATCACTGTTATTAACAAGTGGATTGATGAACGTGGTTTTCAATATCAAGATGCTGGCCAGGCTGCGTCTTTGAGTGCGTCTGCGCCGAATGAGATTGCTAACCCGTTTGGCAACGATTGGTGTACAATTGTTGTGTTGATTGAAGGTGCCCCTGTGTCGCCTTCTCCTTTGTCAGCTGAGCATTTGCTGATGACGGAGGCTTTACCTAAGAAGGATAGTATTCTTTTGGGTACTCAAGCAGCGCCGAACAGTCCTGGTACTATGTCGGCTGTATCGACTATGTTGGGTGATACCGAATTTAGTCATACTGAAGCTGGTCAAGATAGTTATATTAATCAAGGCTTGTCACATTTGTCAAATGCGGCTGCTACTGCAGGTGAGCAAGTTTGGACTAATGTTGCTGCCCCTCTCTTGCAGCGCGTTGCAGCGGCTGCTGGCAATACTGCAGGGCAGATGTTGCTCAATGCGATCAGAGGTCGGGGTGGTCTTCCTGGAGTGAATTCTAACCCCGGCCGTTTGATGTTGACGTAGATGATCGTGATCCTGACGGCGTTTGCGCGGAGTTGGCTGTCGTGGCTGCCCCGAATACTTTCGGACCGGCTTACGGCGCCAATCGTCCTCGTCATCAGCGTGAAGACCGCAATTATAAACCGTCGGAGTATGTGGCGCGTCAGCCGCCTGCCGTGCGCTCTAAGGCCGCGCGTTACGAAGAGCTTCGTCAGAAGCGCTTGCGTGAGTATTCTGTAGATGCCCATGGTAATATGGCAGCTAATGTTGCACTCCCTATGGATGTGGAAGATTGGTAGTGTGTAGATTTAGGAAACAGTGGTATTTTTTTAATAAAAATTTAATATGGCGGAGCCATATGAAATGTTTTATCAGTATATTTATCAGTATAGTTAATCAGTTCTGGTTCTGATTCTTAGTCTGATTCTGATTCTGAGTCTGATTCTAGTGAGATATAGGGTGTATCAAAAAGCGTCAAACCTGTTGTAAACCTGTTTAAGCTAAAGTTCTACTTCATCCTCATCTAGTTCTTCTTCAGTGTCTTCGCCGGTCAGGTCGATGACTTCTTGGACCATGAGCGCCCTGCCCACTTCGGCCTGGAGCACGATGCGTTGCACGTCTTCGGCGAAGATCCCGATGGCAGGAGAGTGCTCGACCATGCGCATGTATAAGTCATACATGTCGTCCATGCGGTCCATGACGATGCGGCAGCCTTCTCGCATACGGCGACGGGTATCCGAGTCGTTGAGGCTGGCTTGGAGAAGCTCGCGGTTCCAGTTGATCATCTGATGCATGCGAGCTTGCTCATGCGCAAGTTGGTTGCGCAGTTGAAGGTTCTCGGTGCTGAAAGCTGCGTTGTCGGAGCGGAAGCGGAGGAGCAGGTGGCCGAGGACGTTGTTGGTGGTGTTGGGGTTCATGGTTACACTTGTGGGGTACGCGGCGAATTGGATAATGAGAAGGTTACGTACCCTCGAAGTGGATCGGTACACTTTCCGTCCACTCGGTCCCCCCCTTGTAGAGGGGGACGCTTTAGTATAGCGTACACTATAGGTATAGTGGACACAAGTCATATCTGAAACACCTTACTTTCACTATAGGAGTAACCCTATAGTTTAATCAAGTCTAAATTAAGTTCGGTTATGGTTCGGTTATGCGTAACCATCCGTACTTAGACTGTACTTCAACCCTAACCCTCGCCCGGGAGGTTCTAGAGGCCACCGAAGGTCGGCCTCGCTGGAACCGCCCGCCCGGGCGCTCCATTATCAAGTACCTGTATATGGACTATCTATTTGGAGCCGCTGCGAGCGAAGCGAGGTCGGCGTTGCCCCCCGGCAGGGGAGCGGAGCGCAGCGGAGCGGTGTACCCAAATATATATATATTAATCCTCCATTAATAAATCCAAATCTAGATCTGGCAAATCCAGATCATCGTCATCCACTGTTTCCGAAATTACACACTCCATGATTGTGTTGATTGGAATACAGAAATCTGCCGCGCGGAACCTCGCGTGTTGCTCTTGTTTAGGGAAATACATTACCGTGAAACGTCGGAGTATTGGCTCGAGGTCCTCTTGCGCGAGAAAACATTGTTGCGGAGTGTAGTTACTGAGCACGATGATTTTCTTCGGGCGGAGGCCTTGTAGACATCCTCCTTTTATTTCACCGGGGAATGGATAACGATCAGCCCACTTCTTGAGGGAAGAGGCTGTGAGATCGTTTTTAGGACTCCATTCTTCTATGGCGACCACTTCTTGGTGTCGATATCCATCCCACCACTTGTTGAGCGCTTTGGCGAAATGCTTGGGATATAGTTCCCATAATAGCCGAGACTTCCCCGTACCGGAAGGGCCGACCCACCATTCATGTTGGAGATCCCCTTCGAGCGGACGAGCTTCGGGTGCGTACAAGGACTCGAGTCTTGGGCCATGTATGAGGAACATTTGTGGATCGGATTCTCTAATGGAATCCATGTCTCCCTTTCTGGCGAGTTCGACGGCGTTGGTGTAACGTTCAGCGTTAGCTCTTCCTCCTCGCATACGTGCTTCGGACTTTTCGATAGGTATTTCTCCATGTTCGTAGAAGTCGTTTTCTTTGGTGCAGTATGTGCGATTCTGTTTAGCTGATCCGTTAGCCACGTCCAACCTTGCACGAGGAAGCAGACGTGAGACTGCCTTTCGTTGTCTTTGGTTGTGGAAGTATACATATCCTTGGAGATGAGGCGTGCCGGTATCTGGAGCAACTTCTCTTCCGTAGACGATGTATCTGGCGAGTCCGGAAAGAACTTGTTGGATGTTCTCTTCATCGTATAGTGTGTAGTTGTTCAAAGTAAAGCACCAAGCTCGATATTTGCTTGTGTGATCCATGGCAAAATGAAAAGTGTTTTGGCTATAGCTCCTAGGTCAGGTGGGTTTGGCTCAGTAGAGCCTCCCCCACATTATTACCTAGGAGCTACTGAGCTGAGCCAAGTTGAAGTTTGGGAAGTATCTGAATTCATTTCTGAACATTTGTTCTTTTGAGTTCAGAGCAAACTGTACTTGTCCAGCTCTA